AATATATGACTTTGCTAATGTAGGGTCATCAACAACAACAGTAACATCATCATAGACCAAATTAATTCTAGTCCTCAACTACTCGACTGTATAAATAGATGTATGAAAAAGACTCATAATCATCATATTATACCTAGACATGCGGGTGGTACAGACGACCCTAGTAATCTAATAGAACTAACTGTTGAAGAACACGCTGAAGAACATAGGAAATTGTTTGAGAAGTATGGACGTTGGGAAGATGAACTAGCGTGGAAAGCGATATCAGGTCAGGTACCTAGTTATCAAGTCGCTCAGTTGGCGAGAAGATATGCGCAATTAGGAAGAAAGGCGACTAAAGAAGCGAAGGAGAAACAAAGTATGGCGAAAATAGGAAATAAAAATGCGTTGGGTAATAAGGCGAGATTGGGACAACCACATACTGAGAAAACAAAAAAGAAATTAAGTCTCGCTAAAACAGGAGAGAAAAATCCTCAATGGGGTAAGTTTGGTTTGGCGAATTCCTTTGGTGGAAAGACCCATGATGAAGAAACAAGAAAACGAATAGGTGACGCCGTTAGACTCGGACATGCGAGAAGACGAGAGATACTTAACAACACGACTAAATAGTTAAATAGAATATAATGGAGTTATTATGGATTTGGAACAATTACAAGACTTGGCTGACAAGAAACTAAAGATTAACGATATAGAGTTAGATATAGAATCATTAAAGACACCTGCGTTACACAATGAGTTTATGAAACACTTAACAAAGTTTAAATTATTGTTAAGTAAAGCACAAGTAGAATATCATACACAAAGAAAACGAAAGTGGGAATACTACACTGGTAAGGCACCAGCAGAAGTATATACACTAAAACCCTTTAGCTTAAAATTATTAAAAACAGATGTTGACAAGTATCTGGACGCTGATCCTGAACTAGTAAAATATAAGCAAAAGGTAGAATACATAGAAACAGTTGTAGATTTTTTAGATAGAACCCTTAGACAAATATCAATGCGTGGTTTTCAAATAAAAAATGCTATTGACTGGAGGAAATTTACTAGTGGCGCTATTTAATTATCCCAAATATAGTCATTTAATATAAAAGATTGGGATATTATAAATAATAGTATGGCCTCTTTGATTTATCAAATAACAAATACAATCACAAACCAGAAGTATATTGGTTGGACTAAAAAAACAGCCAAAGATCGGTTTAAGGTACATTGTCAATGTGCCAAACGAGGTGATAAATCATATCTATACAATTCAATTAGAAAATATAACGAAGATAACTTTATAGTTGAAGAACTTGAAAGAGGGAATGATGATGTACATATGTTAAAGGAAAGAGAACCTTATTACATATCTCAATTATCAAAGAAAGAAAGACTAAACATTACAAACGGTGGTTATGGTGGCGTAACATCTACAAGTTTCAAAAAAGGCCAATTACCTTGGAATACAGGTAAAAAAGCACCAAAGATAGCTAAAGCAAGAAAAGAATATTGGATAGAATGGAGAAAAGAGCATCCTAATTATAAAGATAAATGGAAAGTAAATACTGTAGAAAAATTAGGTTTTACGGAACAAGAGAGAAAAGAAAGAAGTAAAAGAATATCAAAAATCAATCAAAAGAAAATAAAGTGTCCTCATTGTAGTGTTATAGGTAATTTAGCAAATATGAAAAGATGGCATTTTGATAAGTGTAATGACAGTAACTAGATATTTAATAATAGATAAAGTAAATGAAGTTTATCTTAAAATAGAAGCTGATGCTGATATTAGACGAGAGCTAGGTCAATTTTTTACTTTCGAAGTTCCTGGTTATAAGTTTATGCCTAATTTTCGAAACCGCCAATGGGACGGTAAGATACGTTTATTCACATATGCAACTGGTCAAATATATGCTGGATTGTATCCTTATATTATTAATTGGTGTAAAGATAATGATGTACACGTTGTTGATGGAACTAAAATAAAACACAACAAAGTAGATGACAAGAAGGTAGACGACTTAATCAAAGCGCTTAAACTACCACACGAAGTTAGAGATTATCAAAGAGAAGCTTTTAAATATTCTGTTGAAAAAGATAGATGTCTATTAGTATCTCCTACAGCCTCCGGTAAATCTCTCATAATCTACCTCATGGTGATCTTTAATTTATTACGACTGAAAGATACTAAACAAGACAAGATCCTGATTATAGTGCCCACTACATCGCTTGTAGAGCAGTTATTTAAGGACTTTATAGACTATGGTTATAATAGTGAAAGAAACGTACATAGAATATATCAAGGCCATGAAAAAGAAACTAATAAAAGAGTTATTATATCTACTTGGCAATCAGTTTACAATTTACCTAAGAAATGGTTTAATCAGTTTGGTATGATTATTGGTGATGAAGCTCACTTGTTTAAAGCAATGTCATTAACTAAACTTATGACTAAATTAGAAAAATGTAAATATAGAGTTGGTCTTACAGGCACCTTAGATGGTAGTAAAACTCACAAGTTAGTATTAGAAGGGTTGTTTGGTGCTGTTAATAAAGTAGTATCGACAAGTGAATTAATAGAAACCGGTAAACTAGCTGATTTAAAAATTATGTGTTTAGTATTACAACACGATCAAACAGCTCGTCATTTTTTAAAAGAGAAATCTTACCAGGAAGAAATGGACTATTTGGTATCAAATGAAAAAAGAAATAAGTATATAAGAAACTTGGCGACTTCACTAAATGGAAACACACTATGTTTATTTCAATATGTAGAAAAACACGGAAAGAACTTATATGAAACTATACGAGAACGAGCAACAGACAAACAAGTCTTCTATGTTCATGGAGGAGTTGACACAGAACAACGAGAAAAGATTAGAGAAATTACCGAGAAATCTGACAACGCTATTATCGTTGCAAGTTATGGGACTTTCTCTACAGGCATTAATATACGGAACTTGCATAACATTATTTTTGCTAGTCCTAGTAAATCTAGGATAAGAAACTTACAAAGTATTGGTAGAGGTTTAAGATTAAAAGATGATAACAGCACAGCCACTTTATATGATATAGCTGATGATATTTCATACAAAGGTAAAGCGAATTACACACTACATCACTTTAAGGAAAGAATAAATATATACAATAGCGAAGATTTCAATTACGAAATCCATAACGTGGAGTTAAACAATGGTACAAAAGATAACACCAAGTCCGATTAAAATTATCAAGTTAGTAAACGGTGATGATATAGTTTGTTCATTACCAGCTGAACAACTTGGTGAGAAGTCTCCTATGTTAAGGTTAAATAAACCTTTACAGGTAAAGTATATACCTCAATTTACTACTCAAGGTTTAAAAGACTATGTAGCTCTAATCAAATGGAGCCCATATACAAGAGACCCTATTTTAACTATTCCAAAAGATAAGATATTAACTATTGTAAATGCTAATCCAGATATGAGTAAGAGTTACAATCATGTAATTGTTACTTATGATAAGTCTGAACCTTTAGCTAAGAAAGAGAAGCCGGCGGCATTCTCCCGGGAAAGATTAAGTGATGAAGATAACGATAGAGTTAATGAAATATTTGATGAACTTGATGATAATGATTTTCTTCCTAAGAAGACTGTACACTAATAGACTCTATTCTCTGTCATCGCTCAACACGCTCAGTATATCAAAAAAACTCTGAGAAAGTCAACCCTGGAATGAGGTTAAATATAATTAATTCTAATAGCTTAAAACATTGACAATTATGATGAAAGGTGATATATTAAGAACATGAGTAAAGCAAAAAAGAACATTACGTTAATAACAAAGAATTTTTAGAGGCTATGACAGCCTACAAAAAAGAAGTACAGCAATCATTAAAAAGAAAAAGACAAACCACTAGTAACTGATTATATTGGTAGTTGTTTTTTGAAGATAGCGAATCACTTATCTTATAGACCTAACTTTATCAATTATACATTTAGAGACGATATGGTTAGTGATGGTATAGAAAACTGTTTACAATACCTAGATAATTTTGATCCTGCTAAATCAAGTAATCCTTTCGCATACTTTACACAAATAATATATTATGCTTTTATTAGAAGAATACAAAAAGAGAAAAAACAAACTACTATAAAACATAAACTTATTATGGACAGTAATTATGATGATGTGGCTCTACAGCCAGGTGATGATGCTGAGTTTAAAAATCAATTTAGAGACTTCTTACAAAAGAACTTAAAGATGGAAGATACACCTATCAAAAAAGTTGAAAAGAAAGTTAAGAAGACAAGAACTAGAAAATCTACATCTAAATTATTTAACTAATATATGAAAATTGCGTTATTGAATGATACGCACTTCGGTGCAAGAAATGATAGTCCTGCGTTTTTGGATTACTTTATGCGTTTTTACAATGAGATATTTTTTCCATATCTTAAAGAAAATGATATAAAGACACTAGTCCATTTAGGAGATGTTGTTGATAGAAGAAAGTTTATAAACTTTAAAACAGCTCATACATTTAGAGAAGACTTTATGCATAGATTGTATAAAGAAGGTATTGATACTCATATCATACTAGGTAACCACGACACTTATTATAAAAACACAAACGAAGTAAATGCTATTAGAGAACTGTGTACAACCTTTGATGGAATAAAAGAACCTTGGATATACGAAAAGGCAACTACTGTAAATTTTGGGGGTACAGATATATGTCTTATACCTTGGATTTGTGATGATAACTATGACCATTCAATAAAAGAAATAGAAAATACAAATGCTGAACTTGCGTTAGGCCATTTAGAGATTAAAGGTTTTGAAATGAACGCTGGCCATATGAATCAACAAGGTTTAGAAAAGGCTATGTTTCATAGATTCGAAAAAGTTATCTCTGGTCATTTTCATAAAAAATCTGATGATGGTCAAGTATATTATCTTGGCTCTCAATATGAAATTACTTGGTCAGACTATAAGTGTCCAAAAGGTTTTCACATACTAGATACAGAAACAAGAGAGATAACTAGAATACCTAATCCAATTAGAATACATAAGAAACTAGTTTACAATGATAAAGATGAAGATTACAGTAAGTTAGACTTGTCTTTCTATAAAGATTGCTTTGTAAAAGTTTTTGTAACAAACAAAACAAACGAAGAAATGTTTAACAACCTAATTGATAGACTACACAATACAGTAGATACACATGAAGTTAATATAATAGAAGATTTAAATACAGATATAACAGCATCTGTTAGTGACGAAGTATTACAACAAGGAGAAGATACATTAACTTTTTTAGGTAAGTATGTAGAAAAAATAGATAGTGATTTGGATAAACATAAATTAAAAGAAACACTAAAAGAATTGTATATTGAGGCAAGTGAAAGATGAGTAAAATAACAAATGTAAAATCAAATTTTATGAATTGGGGTCCTTTTGTTATGAAAACAAAGGTACCTGATTACATAATTAAGAAGTTAAAAACTGAAGGTACGAAAGCAAAAAAAAGTTATAATCACGCTTTAGCTGGTCATTTAGATAATCAATATTTGTATCCAGAAAAAATACAAAAAGAGTTTTATACTGATATACACCCTATCATACAAGCATATAGAAATGGTCATTGTAAATATCATGGTATTGAAGAACTAAATGTAGATTTACAAGCAGATGATTTATGGGTTAATTATATGCAAGCTGGTGACTTTAATCCTGTACATACACACGGTGCTGATTATTCATTTGTATTATTTTTAGATGTACCTAAACAATTAAAAAAAGAACAAGATAAATTTGAAGGAACATCAGCAAAACCAGGTTCGTTAATGTTTGAATACACACAACAAGCAAGACCTCGTTGGGCTACTACTGGTAAAGTTGTACTACCAGAAACAGGTGATATGATTATGTTTCCTGCTCTATTACAACATTGGGTAGTACCCTTTAAATCTAAAGTAACTAGAATAAGTGTATCAGGCAATTTAAGAATTTTAAACAAAGATAAATTACCAAATGATTATTTTAAAAGATTAGATGGAAAAACTTCCTATCTACAGGAAACAATTTTGTTGAAATAGAATTGAACAAGTCACAAATGACTTTGATGATTGGGGCAAATGGCTCTGGGAAATCAACTATGTTAGACGCATTATGTTTTGCGTTATTTAATAGACCATTTAGATTAATTAAAAAAGAACAGATAGTAAATACAATAAACAATGCTGATACTTTAGTTGAGTTAGAGTTTCAAATAGGTACTAAAGCTTTTAAAGTTATAAGAGGTATTAAACCAAATATATTTGAGATTTATTGTGATGGTGTTTTACAAAACCAAGATGCCTCTAGTATAGATTATCAAAAGATACTAGAAGATCAAATATTAAGATTAAATTATAGAGCATTTAAACAGATTGCTGTTTTAGGGTCTTCGGCGTATCAACCATTTATGCAGATGAGACCAAGACATAGACGAGAGGTTGT